TTGGATTGCGAACAAAGGCATTGAGGAAGCCGAGCGATACAAAGGCGAACGGGCGGCGTATGGAACGTTTATGCACGCCGCATTTGAGGAATTATTGATTAACCGGGCGTATGATTTGGACGGACTGAAAGGCAAACTAAAAGAATACATTGAGGTTTACCGATTGCCGGACGACTTTATTTATTACGCTGACGATTTGAAAAAGGACGTATTGGCATTTGCGCAATTCGTGTTGGATTATGATGTACGACCGTTAGCCGTTGAAATTGCGTTGGTACACCCGTATTACAAGTATGCCGGAATGATTGATTGCCCGTGTACCATGCGGGCAAAGATTGGAAGCGACGACCGGATTAACGCAATTGTCGATTTCAAAAGCGGTCGTAAAGGCTTTTACGAGGAAAGCGAAATACAATTGGGGATGTACCGGGATATGTGGAACGTCAATTTTGAGCAATTCCCCGTTACCCGTATTTTCAATTTCAGCCCGAAAGATTGGCGCAAAAAACCGTCGTACAATCTGAAAGAGCAAACCGAAAGCCCCAATATACGCAAAATCCCCTATCTTTTGGATATTGCCGCCATTGAGGACGAAAAGCGGGATAATACGTTTACGGCGGTTAATGGTATGGTTGTTTTGGACGATAACCCGGATTTGTCCAAAAATGTAATATCGTTGTCTTTGGCGCAATTGATTAAGACGAAAGCCCCGGCGGAAAAGAAAAAGCCGGAACCGGAAAAAGCCGTTACCGTTGAGGATTTGAAACCGGAATCGGAGCAAAAAAAGCAAATGACGTGTTCAGAATTTGAGGTTACAATAAATGATGTTGCCCCATATTCTTTGTGGGAAGTAACAGATATTGCAAAAGTAAACGGCGTTGAATTGGTTGAAAAGGGGTTGAATTTAGACCAACACAGATGGTACAGCATAGCAACCAATATTTACAAATGTTCTGACGGTTATGTAAAAGTTACCGGGGCGTATCAAAGTTTTTCAGAGGCTCAAACGTGGGAGGATATAAACGTATTTTCAGAAGCAGAAAAATTGCAGGGAAAGGAATTGCAGGCGTTTGAATTGAGAATGAAAGCGTATGAGATAGAAAACGCACCGGAGCAAAGCCCGGAACAAACGCCGGAACCGGAGATTAAGAAAACAAAGATTGTGAAACGCACCGGGAAAACGGCAAAGGAGGCGGAAAAGAAGCCAGCCACGGGACGAAAGACGGCGAAACGGACGGTTGCACCGGAAAAGGAACAAAAGCCCGCAAATGCGCCCAAAAAGCCCAAAAACGAGAATAAGAAAAGATTGTTGAACGACGACCCCGAAATATAAAGAGCATGAAAGGAAATATAAAAGGTAGAATTGTTAGACCGGAGGCGGAAAAATCCCGTTTGATTTTGCCCCGTGTCGGACAAATAAAAATCGGAATGAAAAACGCCAACGGATACCCGCAAAGCGTGGATTATTTCATAGCAACGGGAAAGTATGCCGGGTTATTTACACAGGCATACGGCGAAAAGCCCCAAACAATACAAATCGTATTCCCGGACGACGACCCGGCGAAAGTATGCAACGAGCGGTACGAGTACCGGGACGACGACGGACGATTGATTGCGGCGGGCGACGGCGAAACGTTCCAAGTTTGGGACGGCAAAAAGTACGAAACATTGACAACGGAGGAATACCCGAATTTGATGTTGGCTATTACCAAGCGTTACCCCAATCGGAAAAGCAAACAGGACGGACACGACGGTTGGGAAATTACGTTGACATTGAATTTTATTGTACCGTTGGTACGTGGCGTTGCCGGGGTATGGCAGTTTTCAACAAAGGGTACGGCGTCCACAATCCCGCAGATTCGGGAAACGTTCGACGGTATGTTAGCGGAACGGGGATTTTGTAAGGGAATTATATTTGATTTGAACGTACAATTTGCCATTTCGCAAAAGCCCGGCGACCGTTCCCGTTATCCGGTCGTTTCCATTGTTCCGAACGAAAGCGAGGGGAATTTGCGTAAAGTAACAGAAGCATTTAAGCCAGTGAAGTTGTTGGAATAAAAATAAAGTATTATATTTGTGGCGTAAAACAATCGACCGTTACCGATTGAAAGATATTTGCTAATTAGCTACAAAGCCCCTTTTAGATGTGTAACGGCTCTAATTGGGGCTTTTCTTTTTTAATTATGACTTACAATATTTTGATTGACCAAAGATTCGCCGTTGCAAATGAACTGACTATTGTTCAAACAACAACGCTTGCAGCGTGTATGACATTGCCAACGTGGACTAATACAATTACGGTTGATGGCATTGTTTGGTATCAATATTCAGAAACAAAAATGGTAGATGATTTTCCGTTGCTTTTTTCAATCCCTAAAAGAGTTTACAAAAACATTAAAGAACTTGCAGACAGAGGATTTATTGAGTTGAGTTCTTTTGGGAAAACAAAGTATCTAAGATTTACAGAAAAATGTAAAACATGGAACAGAAGCGAAACGGACTTTAATCAGTCCGAAAACGGACTACAAGACTATAATATTAATATACAGCAGTCCGAAAACGGACTAAACAACAGTCCGAAAACGGACTTTAATCAGTCCGAAAACGGACTACAAGACTATAATATTAATAATAATAATATTAATAATACTATGAAGAAAGAGGCTAAAGCCTCAAAAGAAAATCCAAACGGATTTTCACAAGACAATTTTTCAAACGAAGAAAAAACAGTTAAAGCAAGTATTGTTTATGGGTTTACCCCGGAATTGTTGGACGTCAGAAAACAAGTAATTGATAAAGTTGATAATTACTTTGCAAAACTTGTATTCCCATTTGATAGCGATGAATTTAAACGGAACTTTTATATTTTGATGTGTCAACCGAAATGGAGAACGTCGCAAAAGAGTTTTTCAGCGATACAAGCAAACTTAAATGGTTTGAGTAAATACCCGGAAGAATTTGCGCTGATTCTGATAAAAGAAAGCATTTCAAAAGGTTGGGCGGCGTTAGAATATGATTCAACCCCCGAAAAATACGAAAAATGGGAAAAAATGAAACGTTCCGTAAAGACAGAGCAGCAAAGCAGCAAAGAAATTGCGGATATGATGAAGTATTTAAACAATGATTTTGATTGATATGGGAGCTATTGAAAAAAAAGAAAATACGGCTTTAGAAATATATAATACCAAGCCCGGAACAAAAGCCATTGAAGTACGCCGTAGAATGATGCAATTGCCGGAGGTTGCCAAAGCATTAAACCCAGTTGAAAAATATGTTTTCGCAGCGTCAACAAAAACACCAATTGCGGAAATTGACGATGCAAAATTAGTTGAAAATCTTTCGTTACTGTTTAAGCGTATAGCAATAGACGTTGGTTATATAATACCACAGAATGAAAATGATTGGAATTATATACAATCCCGGTTGTTGGATATTCTGAAACGTTATTACTCAGATATGACGTTGGCTGATATTAAGATGGCTTTTGAATTGGCGACGACCGGAGAGTTAGACGAATATTTGCCGAAAGATAAACAAGGGAATCCGGACAAAAACCATTATCAACAGTTCAACGCCGATTACTTTGCAAAGATTCTGAAAGCATACAAGCAAAAGCAGACAGATGTAATTGACAAAGCATACAAAGCTATACCGGAAAAAAACAATGAAATTTCGCCGGAGCAAATCCGGAGATTTGAGATACAAAGACAATGGCGGAACCGTTATATTTTCCTTTGCTACAAATACACCGGGAAATTAATATTGGGGCTAACTGATGATATGTTTTTGTATGAATGGTTGCAAAAATGCGGGTTGGCTGATGATGTACAAGTTAAAGAGGACGACCGCAAAGAAGCGTTTGCCCGGTATATGCAGCGTGTAGCCCGTGGAATGATAAACCAATATACAGCGTTTCAAGTTCGCCGAAAAGGAACCGAAAGCCCGGAAATTGATTTTACGGCGTTTGAAGTTGCCCGGAAAAAGGAGATTATAAAAGCATTTGACCGGATGATTTCCGAGGAAATGCAAGTTGATAACTACATGAAGTTTTAAATATGGAACTATTTATTGTTTGCTTTATAATTGGCGTAATAGGTTATTTTACAAAAGCGGGAGGATATAAAGATGAAAATTGAAAAATGTGGAAACATAACATTAATAAACGGGGATTGCATGGAGTTTATGCAATCCCAAAGTGATAAATCTTTTGATTTGGCAATTGTTGACCCGCCATACGGAATTGATTACGCTGCAAAACCTGCAAGGTCAAAGCATGAAAAAAAGAATTGGGATAATGATATACCAAATGATATTTATTTTGACGAACTTTTCAGAATTTCTAATAAATGTATAATATGGGGTGGAAATTATTATAAATTGCCTCCATGCCAATGTTTTATATTTTGGTACAAACAAAATCCGGTTCCTAACTTTTCAGATGGTGAGTTTGCGTGGACTAATTTTAATTGTCCTGCAAAATGTTTTGATTATAGATATTATGGAAATTTACAAGGTAAAAGTTCATTCAAAGAAAAAAAAATACACCCCACACAAAAACCAATAATATTATATGAATGGCTATTACAAAATTTTGCAGAACCCGGTCAAAGGATATTGGACACGCACGGCGGAAGTATGAGCCATGCAATAGCCGCACATAAATTGGGCTTTGATTTAACTATAATTGAAAAAGACCCGGTTTATTATGAACAAGCAAAGAAAAGATTAATTGAGTTTCAAAGACAGCAAGTTTTATTTTAATTATGAAAATTATAACATCTATTTCAAATAATATAAAAGGGATATCAAAGAAAGCGGGAGGTTATATATGGAAAAAAATATAAGAATTTCAGCAGTAGTGGGAATTGACCCGGGAAGCAATGGCGGTATTGTAACATGGCGACCAAATCAAAATATCAAGGCAATACAAATGCCAAAGGATTTAACAGATTTGCGTAATTATTTGGAATATCTGAAAACCATTTGTTCGCCAATTGTCTTTTTGGAAAAATTGAGCGTGCGCCCGGATGATGTAACGCTTGGTGCCGATGGCGTAAATATGGGTAAATTGTACCGCATACAAAAAATGCTTGCAAACTTTGAGCAATTGAAAGCCATTATAACCGTCGCCGAAATACCGTTTGTTCTAATAGCCCCTATTTCGTGGCAGCAAAAACTAAGGATAAGAATAAAAAATGAAGATAAAAAAGACAGAAAAAAAAGATATAAAGATATAGCACAATCACTATATCCAGAGATAAAACAAACTATGTATTCATGCGATGCAACTTTGATAATGCACTTTGGACGTTATATGTTAGCTAACAATATGGATTGGATAAAAAGTAATTTACCGAATTATTTACATAATAGATTATGGGATTAGAATTTGAAGAATATAAAGAAATATTTCCATCGTATTACATATCAAATTTTGGGAATATAAAGCATGATAATAACTTTCTAAAAAAATGTATCCATTCTAATGGATATGAACAGGTTAATATACGTATCGGTAATAAATATGTTACAAAATTAATACATAGATTAGTTGCGGTCGCTTTCATTCCGAACCCGGACAACAAACCATGTGTTGACCATATCGACGGTAATAAGAGGAATAATTATGTTTCAAATTTGCGTTGGGTTACACCAGTAGAAAACGCGAATAATATTATCACAAAAAAGAGAAGTATAGAAAACAGAAAATCACATAATGAAAAAAAAATAGTTGCAATAAGTGGCGAAATTAATGTGTATTTTAATTCAATAATAGAGGCATCTATTATATTGGGGGTCGATAGAACTAGTATTTCAAAATGCCTAAAAGGTCAAAGGGGGAAAGCTGGTGGATATGTTTTTAAATATCAGGAAATGGTTACATATACTGATTTTATAAATGCTATAAAACAGATGAGGCATAGCCAAAGACGTTACAAACGGAACCCAACCCCGGAGAAATTGGCAACGTTAGAAAGTTGGGAACGCAAAGTTGATGCGGTCGTTGCTGTATTGACCGATACACAAATGAAATTGTTTTGATTGTTCCCGGTACGACATTACGCCGTATCGGGAATATTTTTTTGCCGCAAATACAAAATAAAAGATAAAAATTTTGGTAATTAAAATATTTACCGTATTTTTGTGGCATGAAATAACAACGAACTGGCTAAGGTGCAAACAATGATATACCAAAGAATGAGAGAATTAACAAAATAATATTAACCGCCGAAAGGCACAAACCGAGAGCATTATGATAGTAAAGAAATTAGAATTGGTAAATTTCCAAGTAATTAAAGAGTTTAACGCAGATTTTGACGGTAATGTTTATTTCATTACCGGGGATAATGAGTTGGGAAAATCAACGGTATTAAAAGCAATTGGGGCTTTGTTGACCGGGAACCGTGACGCCGTATTGAAGAATGGAGAAAGCAAAGGTTTTGCAAAAATGATTGTCGGCGACGACGGAGAGGAATATGAGGTTGAATTGAAATTCACAAAAGCAAACCCACGTGGCACGTTATCAATTAAATCAAAGACAACCGGAATGAAAAGTGATAACGTTTCTATGTTGCAAAAGATTTTCGGTTATACAGATTTTGACGCCGTGGAATTTTCCCGTTGGTCGGAAACCGCCGAGGGACGCAGAAAGCAAATTGAGGTTGTAAAGTCTTTGTTGCCGGAAGAAGTAAGAACAAGGATTGCCGAAATTGATACAACCGTTGCCGGGCTTAAAACAGAACGTACCGGAGTAAACCGAGATTTGAAAACCTACAAATCAATATCAGATGCAGCCGGGCAGGGATTGACAACGCAGGATTTGAAAACGTATGCCAAACCAAAGGACATTACGGAACTGATGAAAGAACAGCAGGAAAACGCAAAGTTGGTTGAGAAAGCAAAGGGCGTGCGTTTACGTATGGAAGAAAGAAAGGGGAGATTGGCAGAGATTCCGGTACGTTTGGCAGCCGCCAAAGATTCATACAATAAAGCAATTGAGGCGGCAAAGAAAGCAATGGAAGAAGCCGAAAAGACGTATAAACAAACCGTTTCGGTCGTTGAAGAAGAAAAGAAAGATTATGAGGGAAAAATAGCAAGTGCCGAAAAATGGTTAACAGATTATGAGGCTTTGAACCCGAATAATTTCGATACAGAAAAACAATTGAAAGAAGCCGAGGAACACAACAAAAAGGCTGCAAAGGTTGCCGATTATCTTTCAAAGAAAAAACAAGCAGACGACAAAAAAGCAGAAGCGGAAAAGATGGATTCAGAAATTGCGGAATTATCCGCCGAGCGTGAAAAACTTATTTCGTCGGCGAAATTACCGATTTCCGGGCTTTCGTTTAGTGATGATGGGTTAGTATTAAATGACGTCCCATTTGTCGCCGGAAAGGTTTCAGATTCGCAGATAATGGAGGTTGCCGCAAAACTGATTATAGCAAGTAACCCAACCGTGAAAGTATTCCGCATTGCGAGGGGCGAAAGTTTGGGCGAAAAGAGATTGCAAGCAATTATTGATATTGCCAAGAAAAACGGGTTCCAAGGATTCATTGAAGAAGTTAAAAGAGGGCAGGACGATTTGATTATTGAGGAATACACAGAAAGCGAGTAATTAACCGGGGCGTCGGTTCCCCGGCGTCCCTTAAACAAAACAATATGGAAGTTAAAGAAATGACAATTGCGGACGTGTTGAAAACACCCGCTTTTTATAATAATCTGAAAGTGGTTATTTCCGATTTGGAAAACACCCGCAGAAAAGCCGGAATGATGGCGGACGCACCATTGAAGCGGCACCCGATAGACCGTTTGCAGGAACGAGGAGTTTTTGAACCGGGACAAATGACCGTTCTTTATGCGTCGGCGATGGATAAAAAATTGCAGGGGTATTCAAGCAGCGAAAGAACGTTTATTTTGAATGTAGGCGAAGAGGCTTTTAATAAGACCATGAAACAATTTGTTGACCAAGAAAAGAAAGACAATGAGGAAAAGAGAGATAACAGCAACGGGAATGATTAATAATAACGGCGGTTTACAAATGTATTTTGGAGAGTTGAACCAATTCTTTGCCATGCACAAAGGTAGCCGCATAATCGCCCGTTTTATTGTAGCGTCGCCCGGTTCATCAGAGGCTTTGAAAGGTTATTATTTCAATTACGTTGTACCAACATTCAGAACCGGAATTTGGGAGGCGGGCGAACGTCTGACAGATGAACAAACCGAACGCCGATTGCGTGAGTTGTCCCCGGTAATGTATGAGCAAATACCGAATATTGAAACCGGAGAATATGAAACCCGGTTGCGTAAAATACCGGAGTTGAGCAATGCGGAATTGATAGAACATATTGAGCATTTGAAACAGATTGCCGCAGAAAATTATAATTTGTATATTGACGACCCAAGAAGCATTTAATATGAAGCATTATTCAGAATTAAGCCCATTGGAAAAGAAAGCGAGAGAGGCAAGCGGGCGGCTTAAATGTACGGATTGCCCAATATATAAATTATGCAAGACAAGCGAAATGTTTATTGATGCGTGCGATTTTATTTATTTGTCGGCATTTAAAACCGGGTATAATACCCATAAAAAAGAAACAAGAAGATTTAAAAAGAAAAAATAATATGTTTTGCAAGTGTAACCAACCCCGTAAATGTTACCCGTTGAAAGATTGGCGGGTTATCCGGTACCAATATACGCCGCATGGATATAGCCGGGTTAAATGTTTGAAATGCGGTTGCGTGTGGATTACACGGGCAAATTATGTTGAACAAACGCCCAATAAAGACGGGCAAAAAAGATTTTTTATTATGAAAAAAGTAACATTGAAAGACAGCAAAGGAAATGAGATAAACGACATTATGAAAGATGTTTTGACGTTCGATTGTGAAACAACCGGGTTGCCCCCAAAGGGCGCAAAATGGGACGTTGATTTTGCGGAATTTCCAAATATTGTGCAATTGGCATGGGCGGTAAACGAAAAGGAACGTTCCTACATTATTAAGCCGGAGGGATGGGAAATACCGGAAGCGTCAACAGAAGTTCACGGAATTACAGCAGAGAGAGCAAACGCCGAGGGCGTCCCATTTGCTGATATTATAGGCGAATTTTTGGAGGATTGCGAAAAAGCCCGTTTGTTGGTAGGACACAACATTTACTTTGATACGTCAATGGTAAAAGCAATGATATTGCGAATTATGGGGCGTGAGTATTACGACGCAAAAGCGGAGGACGCATTGTTTAATGGCAAACGAATTGATACGATGATGAAAACAATTAAATTTGTTGGCGCATTGTATGCAGACGGACGTCCGGGCAAATATCCGAAATTGGAGGAACTTTACAACAAGTGTTTCCCCGGCGAAACATTCCCGGCGCATGATGCGTTGGAGGACGTGAAAGCCTGCAAACGTTGTATTCCGGTTTTGGTGGAAAATGGTATTATAGAACTGAAACCAAAAGAATATCCGGCGGAACAATTGAAGTTTAACCCGGAACCGGAACCCGCAAAGACCAAAAAGGTAAAAAGGGAAGTTTTAGTTCACGACCCGAAACCGATATTTGCACCGGATGCAGAGCCGGAAAACAAGGTTGCAAAATTGTTAAATGAAACAGACTTTTAAATTATGAACGAAAAAAAAAATGTGCATTGATTGCGTGGATTATCCGGTATGTTGTTTGTCTGGTCGTTGTGCTGATGATGAACCGTGCGAGTATTTCCAAGAAGAAACCGACCCGGAGGAACCGGGAAACAATAAAGATTAAAAATTATGAGCGAAAAAAAACAAAATGTTATGCCGATTCCTACAAAGGAAAAGTTTTCATTATCGAAAGTAAAGTTATTGAAAGATGGCGGGTTAGACGTACATTATGAAGTAACGGAAGTTGTCGGAAATGAGAGTTACACGAACAAATACCATGTATTGAGTGCAAAAGACATACACCCGGATTTGCGTCATTTGTTTAATGATTTGCGCCCGATTATGGGACGTGTATTCAACATAACGTCATTTAAAACCATGATGGCAACGCCGGAGTTTAAAGCAACAAAGAAACAAACAGATATTGCAGCCGAATTTGCGGAAGAATGTTTGGACAATATAGAGGTTAGGGGCGTTTCTTTGTCCGGGCAAGATGATAACGTAGGCGTCGTTTTAACCGGATTGTTTACCATATCAAACAATCAGAAAACAGCAATCAATACCCCACGAATGAAATATAACGTTGAAACGTTCGGTTTTGAGGAAGAGTTGGAAAACATTGTTTGCGATATTGAAAACGAGGTTTACGAATTTCTGTTTGAGGGCAAAAAGGCGCAAATGGGTTTGTTCGGGGCTGATGGGGAACCCAACCCGTTAGTTTATGTAAATGATGCAGACAACGAAAATGAAAATGATATGTTCCCGGAAATGGCAGACCCGGCGGACGATACAGACAATATGTAATGGAGCCAATATTGTTGACCGAGCGTTGCGAATATGAATATTGCGTTGCACGTGGTTACGAACCGTTATTGGATATTCGTAATTTTCGGTTAGATATACGGTTGCGTGTTGAGTTACAACGGGAAGTGTTCGGGAATTGCGTTTTAGGACGTGGCGACATTCCCGTTGCCAACCAACGGTTTTTCCGGTGGGTTTGGGAGCATAAGCCGCACAGATGCGAAGAATGTTTAAAGCCGTTACGGAATTATTCCGCCGTTTATTGTTCGCATATATTGACCCGTGGAGCGTTTCCCGAAATGGCGCATGATGCAAGAAATATAAATATACTATGTTTTGAACATCATTCATGTTGGGAGAATGGGGATAAAACGAAAATGCGTATATATCCGGGCAACGTCCGGATTATTGAATTGCTTAAAAACGAATACAGAAGTTTGAAAATATGAGGACGAAAAAAAGAACACCCGATTACGGGGCAATTTCCCGCCGTTCAATCCAAAATGATTTTAAAAGGGTACAAAGGTACCCGGAAAGGGAGAAACGCCCGCAAATCGAAAATCCGCCCGAAATAAATGCAGAAAGACGGGTTTTGTTTGTTAGTGAAAATTCAGCATATTACCGATACCGTTCTTTTTTCGTCGGTAAATTGGTAAGACTAATAAAACAATCAAACGTCGGCGGTTGGATAGTTGGATTTGTTTACGACGACGACCGGAAAGCGATAAATCATGCCGCCGGATGGTCGGATATGAAAAAAGAATATTTGTTGGATGGTGTAAAATTTAAGTAGATGAAAATCAAAAAACAAACCGGATATAAAATTGTATTTTATACGTTCGTGGCGTTAACGGTTGCGTCATACATTTGGACGTTATGGAGCATTGGAAGTTGGATTTTTAAAGCTATATTTCTATGAGTGTAAACAAAGTTATTTTAATGGGTAACGTCGGAAAAGACCCGGAGTATAAAGATTTCGACAACGGCGGTTCGGTTGCGCAATTCACGTTGGCGACAACTGACAGAGCATTTAAAACGGCAAATGGTACAGAAGTACCGGAGCGCACCGAATGGCACAATATTGTTTTGCAAAATGGATTGGCAAAGATTGCAAAAGAGTATGTAAAAAAGGGCGATAAACTTTATATTGAGGGGAAAATAAGAACCCGCAGTTATGAGGACAACAACGGCGTAAAAAGATACGTTACGGAAGTTTACGGGTATAATATGGAGATGTTGTCGCCAAAGAAAGACGGACAAACAACGCAGCAGGGAGGCGCACCAACACCGCCGCCGCCAATTCCCGACCAAGACAAAGATGATTTGCCATTTTGAGAATGAGGAACGAAATTAAAATTCAAATCCCGGAGGGTTCCCGGCTGATTGGGCTACGGACAAAGGGGCGAACGGTTATTGTTTCTTTTGAATACAATAAGGAGGACGCAGCCGTTCCGGAGCCGGAACCGATACGACCAATTGGTTTTGCCCATTACAAGGAATGGGCCGGGAAAGATAAAAAATAAAGTTATGCAGTTTAATAGCAAAGAATATGACCCCGAAAAACACGACCGTTGGCGTGCGTTGACCGTCAAACAGCCATACGCAAATGATTTGGTAACGGCGGCATACAAAGACGAAAACGGCGTTGTTTACGGGCGAAAATCAATTGAAGTTAGAAGCAAAAAAACGTCATACCGTGGCGACGTGCTGATATGTTCCGCAGCGTCCCCGGTTTATCCGGGAATGGAAAGCGGCGTTACTTTGGGATTGGTTGAGTTGTACGACGTAAAGCCGATAAAAGAGTTTACGCCGGAGGATTGGGAAAACACCCGGATTCCAAAGGAAAAGAGGGCGAAAATAACAAAGGGGTACGGGTGGTTGATGCGCAACCCCCGCCGGGTTATTGAATTTCCGGTTAAGGGGCAATTGGGTATCTATAATCTCGTATATACAAAAGGTTGTATTGTCGAATATCCTAAAGTTATGGTAATGGATAAAAAGGGTTATGAATTAGCAAGAAAGGAGGCAAACAATGAATAAGGATAAACACACCGCCCAAATAGGGGCGCACGTCGGACGGGTTGGCGTCTATTTGTACGCCCGTGAATATTGGCAATATCGTAGTTGGCAATTCGGTATATCAATTGACGCAATCAACGGTTACGACCGTTATGTTGATATTGAGGCAAAAATATTGTTTGTCGGCATTGGCATACGGTTTATATGGATTAAAAGAAAGGTAAAACGATGAAAGCAAAGATTTTATTGTTATCTTTGGCAATGCTTTTGTTGGGGGCGTGCCAAAGCGAGAACGAACCAACGGAGGCATTTAATTTATTTCAAAAATCCGAGAGCATGGAAGAAAGAAACGAGTTTGTAACGAATACCACGGCGGCAATGATACAGATAAACGCCCCCCGGTATAATTGTGAAATTGTCGAAACCGCATTAGCGGGCGGCGATAGGGTGCGAATTTGCGTAAAAGGCGTAAAGGAAGATTTGGACGCATTGTTTGACTATGTGAACAAAGCGGGCAAAGAATGAGAGTAAAGCAACCCGAAATATTCGACCCGAAAAGGGAGTACAAGCCCGGCGAACGTGCCATTTACAAAGGCATGGTTATTATTGCCGAGATATGGACGAAAGCCGCCCAAAGGTTAGCAGACGACCCCGGAACCCTGTTTTGCCAACGGTGCGCCCGTTGCAAGATAGACCGGGACGTTTGCACCAGGGCGCATTTGCAATGCGATAAGTACAACAGAACCGACCGAAAAACGATATTTTGGCGGTTGGCATATCCGAAAACAGTAAGAACGAATAAAAAATTAGAGCGATGACAGAAAGTAAGTTAAACCCGTTTGATGCGGAATTGTTGGTTATGATTGGCGATATTGCCAAAAGCCAACCGGAGGTCGAGGAAAAACCCGACCGTTACGAAATCACGGTTGACACAACCGAGATACAGGGAAACGCAATTGAAGCACTAAAACAGGCAGTCGCCGGACGATTGGGGAAACGCTTGTTAGTTACCCACACGTTAGACGCCGCCGTTATTTTCAACGTCGAGTACGACCCGACGGAATACCCGGAACAAATCCGCACCCGGTTAGTTGAGCCGGACGCCACGGCGGGAACCCGATATTGCCGCACGTTGTTAGAAGTTGACGCAATACAGGTACGCCGGGACAATTTGGACGACCTGTTGAGATTTACCGGAGGCGGAACCATGACAATACCGAGAACCCCGAACGGGCGGGCGGTTTATTCGTTCCCGGACGGCAACGGCATTTTCATTGACGCCCCGGAAACGTACTACATTGTCCGGGAGCCGGACGGACGATTGACAACCCGCCCGGAAAGAGAGTTTAACCGGGAGTTTGAGCCGAAAGGCGTAAGCGTACCGAAAGACCCGGCGATAAGGGATGCGGGAATTGCGCCAACTTTACAAACGAGGACGTCAACGGGAACGGTTATTGCGAGGCGTTCAAATGCGAACAATCGTGCGGCGTTATGCCGTGCCAAGAGTACAAACCCAAAAATCAATAAAGCGATGAACAAAAGAGAAAAGTTTTTGAAAGAGATTGCCGAGGTTATCAACCGTAATTCATTGGAGGCGCATTTTAACGATACCCCGGATTACATATTGGCGAAAGTAGCAGTTGAAGCAATGGAGAATTTCGCCGAAGCGTCCGCACGGAGGGACAATTGGCACGGGTTCAAAGAAGCCGATAAGACGGGCGAGGTTGTGCGGAATGAGGATTGCGACAATTGCCCGGTTCGGTGGATTTGCCCGGAGCATAAGAAGCCGGAGGCGTTCGACGTCCCAAAGGAGGTGCGAGCAATGGTGGAATTTTTCGGCAAGATGTTCCCCGGTTCCAAAGTAGAAATACACCGGGTCGAAATGCCACGACAAAACCCACGGGATAAACGCAGAGCGAAAAACAAACGCAATGGAGGGCGTCGAAATGAAACCCGTTGAGTTCCCCGGCGTGAACGTAGTATTTGCGAAAGACCAACCGGAATACGTTCCGTTGCCAGCAATGAAAGTTCCAAACGACCCGCAGGGGCTTATAATTACCAAATGGCAGTTATCCCCGGACGAATTGAAGCGGATACAGGAAACCGGGACAATTCATTTATCCGTACTAACGTTTAATAAGCCATTGCAACCCGTGTTACTGACGGTCGATTTACCGACCGAATAAGAGAGCGCAAGCCCCGGAAAACAAAGCCGGGGTTTTGCCGTTTATATGTGAGAGAAAACAAACGGTTGGCAATGCGGCGAAAAAGCCGTAAATTTGCCCCGTGGTTAAAAGATAACCGCCGAGATATAGAAAGTATCGGATAAGACAATAAAGCCTCTTAAAATGGAAATTCCGTGCAAATAACTTGCAAAAGGGTAAGCAACGTTTTAAGGAGGCAAACAGGGGAAAGGATAAAGCCCGGAACGAAAGAACAAAGGCAAAGGAGCCGATAAGGAACCAAGCCAAAGGACGAAAAGGCGTAAAAGGCAGATTTTGACCCCTGTTTGACATTAAAAGAGGTTAGACGATGAAAAAGAGAAAGAAGCCATTAGGCTACAACAAACGTTCCGAGGAACAACGAATTTATGACATTCGGTTTTGTGCCGATTTATTTTTGCGTGGTTATTCGTACCGGGAAATTGCGGACGCATTGAACCGGGATTTGTCCGCCCGTGGAATGGGTTATACAATAACCTTTCAAATGGTTTATTACGATTTGCAACAATGCCTTATCGAATGGAAGCGGGAACGGTTGGATACAATCGACGAATATGTTACACAGGAATTGCGAAAGTTGGATAAAATGGAGCAACAAGCGTGGGAGGCGTGGGAGGTGTCCAAAACCGGAAAGCAGCACACCAAAGAGAAAACCAACCGGGGGCGTCCTATCAAAACGGATGCGACCGACAGCGACCCGGAATATTACGGGTATGACGAAACGACCGTTGAAACGTCGGCGGGCAATCCCCGGTTTTTGGATTTGTTGTTGAACATTCAACAACGCCGGGCAAAGATGTTGGGATTTGATGCACCCGTTAAAATCGAAATCCCCGGATACAACGCCGGGACGGAGGACGATAAACCGAAATACGATGTTAAGGCAATCCCGGACGACCTGTTGTTTGCCGTCGCCGACAAATTGCAGTCCGCCGAATTTCAAAAGACAATCGCCGAGAAAGGAGGGGCGCAATAATGGCAAAGCGAAAGTATGTAGTAAAACAGGTTGTAACCCAAACGAACCATTATTGCGGGGATTGCGGACACGGTATTTGGTATTTCGACCATGAGAATTTAGATGTTGCAAATAGATTGCCGATTTGTTGCCGTTGTCCGTTTACCCCGAACCGTGTCCGGATAAGGAGCGAAATTGCGTGTTTGAATTGGATACCGAAAAAGCCCGGCGAATTGATAGTTACACCCGATAAAATTGTACGACCATGAGCAACGAGGAATTATTGAAGATGTACGAGGCAATCAAGGCAGACCCCGGCGAATTGGTGCGAGCCGCCGCCCGTAAACGTCTTATCAACTTTGCCCGGTATATGCAACCGGATTTGGTATTGGAACCGTTCCACGTCGTATATTATACCCTGTTGGATAAGTTTGCGCATGGCAAAATACGAAAAATGATTGTGCAAATGCCGCCACAACATGGGAAAAGCGAGGGTTCAAGCCGAAAGTTACCCGCTTTTATGTTAGGTTTAGACCCGGACAAAAAGATTTGTATCGGGTCGTATGCGGCAACCATTGCGAGAGATTTTAACCGGGACGTACAAAGAATAATTGATACCCCAAGATACCGGGAATTGTTCCCGGAAACGTATTTGAACGGTTCCAACGTCGTAACAATGGCTAATACGTATTTACGAAATTCTGACGTCATAGAAATGGTTGGGCATAAGGGTTCGTTGCGTGTTGTCGGTCGTGGCGGTTCGTTGACGTCAAAAACGGTTGATGTTTCGATATTGGACGACGTTTACAAAGATTATGCCGAGGGTAACAGCCCGATTGTACGTAATGCGGCGTGGAAATGGTACACGACCGTTGTACGTACCCGTTTGCATAATGATTCCCAAGAATTAATTGTTTTTACCCGTTGGCATGATGATGATTTGATTGGGCGTATTGAAAAAAGCGGGGAAACCGTAATTGACATTAAAAGTTGGGATGATGTAAAAGACATTCCGGCGGGCGCATGGGTACGAATAAATTTTGAGGGACTGAAAACCGGGGAACCAACAGAGATTGACCCACGGGAACCGGGGGCGGCGTTATGGGATAGACGACACAGCCGGGCAAAATTGGAGGGACAAAGAGCGTTAGACCCCGTACAATTTCAATGTTTGTATCAAGGCAACCCCGGAAACGCCGAGGGTAAATTGTACCGGAACCCGTTCCGAACATACGTTGACAAATCCGAATGGGGGACGTATGTACGTAGCGGAAATTATACAGACGTTGCCGACGAGGGCGACGACTTTACATTTTCGGTATGTTATGACATTTACAAATCCGGTAATGAGGCATGGAACGAACAAAAGAAACGGTTTGAACCGATTTTGTATGCGCTAATTACTGACATGGTATTTACGCAGGAAAACACGGAAATAACAGCCGTTACCGTCCCGGATATGATAAACAGATGCGGAACGCAAAAAGCATGGATTGAAAGTAACAACGGCGGTTCCGGCTTTGAAAAGGTTATAAGGAAAAAGATAAAAGCAGTAACAGAACCATTTTATCAAGGGGCAAACAAGGAAAGCCGTATTATAACAAATTCAGCGATGGTAAATGCACAAATAATAATGCCGATTGGATGGGAACAACGTTTCCCAAAGATACACGAACATTTGACCGGGTTTTTGCGTGATTTCCCTGCAAATGCCCATGACGACCCGGAGGACGGTTTAACCGGAATTTATGAAAAGGAATTGGCGGACGGTAATATTAAGCCATACAACGCCGCATGTAAGGGTATTACACGCCGTAACTAACAATAAATTCCATATATGCAAGAAATTAACCGGAAAATATTATAACTTTGCAAAAAGAAAGAGGCAAAGGGATAGCCCCGGAGATTATAAATTTAGTTTTAACGTTAAAAATTTAAAGAGTATGGCGATTTGTAAATGCCCGGCAGCAGCAGCGTTGCCAAACATTCCAAACTTTACGTGTGCCGAGACTTTCGGACAGATTCAGAAAGTAGCGTTCCAACGTCTTTATAAGAGTACGGGCGAACGCAATTCATTTGGTTCGCAGAAGAAAATTGAGTTAAAAGCGTCGTGGACGCCGTTGTTAACGGCAGATGACGACACAAAGATTGTAGTTTCCCCGTACATTCAAGCACCAACAGCAGAAGCGGGCGCACCCCGTACATTTGGAGGAGGAAATGAAACGTTGGGAGGTATTGAGGAAGTAATAGGACGTGAGCCAACCCCATTTACGGCGGTATTGCGTAGAGTTCCGCAAAAGATTATTAAAGCATTGAAGCAATTGCAGTGCGAAAGCGATTCCCAAAATTTGGGCGTTTATCTGTTTGACGAAAACGGAAATATCGGCGCATTACAGGACGAAAAAACAGTAACAACGTATTATCCTATTCCAATTCGTTCTTTGTTCTTTTCTGATAAAACATTGGGAGGATTGGAAGCACCGGACAGCAACAACGTACAATGGTCGTTTTTGCCCAATTGGTCGGATGATTTGGTAATTGTAGCCCCGGAGGATTTCAACCCATTAACAGATTTGAGAAATGACGAATGATAAAACGACGAAAGTTTTGTTGGAGTGTACAACACTGAAAACAACACGTGAATTTGATGTAACGCACGCCGAAAGATTGTTGAGGATGCGAAACAACGGCGGTTGGCAGTTACCGGAAAATAGTAAATTTGAATTTGACAAAGAAAATGGGCTTAGATATAAGAGAAATAAAAAAGCAGATAACGGAGCCACGGAACAAAGCGGCGATAAGTAGGGCGATTTACCACCAAAACCGCATACGATTTCATGCGGAAAAGGCGTTGACGCCATACATTACGCAACCCGTGACCGATTTTTTGGCTTATGTTTCAAACCTTATACCCGCAGACAAATTCAAAGTGTTCAAAACATTGTTCCGTTACCCCGTAAAGACAAACGAGGTAACGGGCGTTTGTTTTGATAAGTTGAGCCGCATTTTTGACGGTCGTAACCCGGCGTTCAATTATCAGTTTATGAACAGCGAACAAAGGGACGATTGGGAGTATTACAGACAACACGTATTGGAAGAACCCGAAATTTGGAGCACAAAGGGATGGGAATATTTCAAAACCGAAATTAACAGCGTATTAATTGTTGATTTGCCAAAAGAGCAATCCCCCGGCGATAATTACCCGCAACCGTACTTTTATTGGTTGCCAATAGAACACGTTATTTCATACAAGGCAGACAAAACAACGGGCGTTATGCGTTGGATAATATTCCGGCAGGACGACAACCGTATTGCCGTAATTGACGATGAACGATACCGGGTATTTACCGAGGAAAAAGGCAATATTGGCGAATTGCTGATTGATAGCCCGCACGATTTGGGATATTGCCCAGCACGTTTTTTTTGGAACGAACCATTGAGTTTGAGAGAACCGGACGTTAAGGCGTCCCCGTTAACAACCGAGTTGGAAAGTTTAGATTGGTTCCTTTTTTATCATTTGTCAAAGAAAAATTTGGATATGTACGGGTCGTACCCGATTTATTCCGGATATGAACAAAGTTGCGATTTTACGAACGGCGAAAACGGCGATTATTGCGACGGCGGGTTTTTGAAAGATAAACAAGGCTATTATAAATTAGACCAAGCGGGTTTATTGATGCGTTGCCCGAAATGCGGAGATAAACGAATTGTCGGGGTTGGTTCATTCATTGAAATTCCGGTACCGGACGGCGACAAACAGCCGGATTTGCGCAACCCGGTTCAGATGTTGACCGTTGACCGTAATAGTTTGGATTATAACGTTAGCGAAGAAGAACGGTTGCGTACAAACATAATTACGGCGGTTGTTGGTACCAACGAGGAAATAACAACCCGTGAAGCATTAAATGAACAGCAAATTAAAGCCAATTTTGAAAGCCAAAGCACGGTATTAAACCGAGTAAAAAAAGGCTTTGAGGCGGCGCAAAAGTTCGTTGACGAAACCGTTTGCCGTTTGCGTTATGGAACAATGTTTGTTTCGGCAAAAATCAATTATGGCACCGAGTTTTATTTGTCTGATGCAACCCAATTGCGAGAACGTTATAAGATGGCGAAAGAAAGCGGAGCAAGCGAGGGGGAATTGGATGCGCTACAAAATCAGATTATCGAAACGGAGTACAGACACGACCCAATACAAATGCAACGTATGTTAGTGTTGGCAGAATTGGAGCCGTACCGACATTTGACACGTCCGGAAGTATTAGAATTGTACGAAAAACAGCTAATTACCGAGGATGAATTGCGCATTAAATTGAATTTCGCTAATTTTGTACGTAGGTTTGAACGTGAGAATACAAACGTTTTGGAATTTGGCAGCCAAATACCATTTTCCAAGAAAATTGAAGTAATAACAAATAAATTTTATGATTATGCGAGTGAAAGCAGAAACAGAGGGTAAAACAAAGGACGTCGGATTGTTGGACGTTACCCCGGAAAATTTCATTGTGCCTCAAGGCGAGGAAAGTTTTTACCATTGTCGTATTGAGGTCGTAAAATTCAACCAAGAAACGGGCGAAAGAATTTCACGACCACGTATGCAGGTTTTCGGCAAAAAGTTCTTTGAAACATTCGGATTGCACAATTTGCGAAAAATGGGTTATAAAGTTGACATTATGCATGACCCGAACGTTTGGGAGGCAGCGAACAAAGAAAAGATTGAAGCCAGCAAACGAGCAAAGGCAGAAGCAGCAGCAAAGGCGGCAGCAGAAGCAAAGGCGGCAGAACGTGAACAAATGAAAGCCGAAATTATTGCAGAACTGACAGCCGCCGGAGTTATCCCAGCAGAACCAAAGAAAGCCGGACGAAAACCAAAAGCCGAAAAAACAGCAGAAGCAGAGGAAGCGGCAGGCGATAGCCCGGAAAACAACGAGAATGTTTAACCATTAAAAATTACGAATATGGCACAGATTGCACAGCAAGACAATTTGGTTATTGAAGTAACCAAAACCGCCGCAGCATTGGACGGCGACACAAAGAAAAAGTTGATTGAATGTATTGAGGGCGGAACAATTACCGACGTTATTTTGGTAACAAAAGAGGTTGAAAAGAAAATCAGCCATGCACGTGTTGTTAGTTGGTTGGTTGACACAACCGGGGATTCCCCAAAATACACAATTGATATTATTAACGCAAACAGCAAAACAGTAGAAGCAATCGCACTTAATTAATTCAAAGGGTAAGAATATTATGTTAACGAGAGAAATTTTAGTTGCAAATGCGGCTTTGTCGGGATTGTCTGACGAACAGATTACAGCGATAACAACATTATCGCAGAATGACGAAAACAGCGTTATTGCCAAGAAAACGGGCGAAATTTACGGGGCTTTGGATACCGATATTTTGGCGGTTTCCGGTATCGCTAAAAATGGAACCGAAAAAACGTATGATTACGCAAAACGTGTAATGGGGGAAATGAAAACAAAAGCCGATGGCGCAACCGGGCTGCAATCGCAGATTGATTCATTGACCAAGGAAAAAGCCCGTTTAGAAAAGGCAATTGCCGATGGTGCGGCAGATGCGGAAACCGTGAAAGCATTGAAGCAGGCAAAAGCAGATTTGCAGAACGTGACAACGCAGTTTACCGAGTTGACAACCAAGTATAAGGCAGAAAAGGCAAACCACGAAAAAGAATTGTTCGGAGTAAGAATTGACAACGCATTGCAGACAGCCGCCGCCGGGCTTAAATTCAAAGCAGGATTCCCGGAAAGCGTAACAAAGGTTATTTTGGCGCAGGCGACCGAAAAAGTAAAAGGCATGAACCCGGAATATATAGACGACGGAAACGGCGGAAAGGTTTTGGCGTTCAAAGATGCAAGCGGCGCAATTATGCGCAATCCAAACAATCAGTTGAACCCATTCACGCCCGCCGAGTTGCTGACAAAAGAATTGGAAACGATGGGAGTATTGGAGCAGCAAAGACAACAGCCAGGAGGCGGCACAAATAAGCCCGCAGGCGGTGCCGGAGGCGGCGGAATTACATTGGACGTAAGCGGAGCCAAAACGCAATCAGAGGCGTACGAACTTATTACAAAACAATTGATGGCGCAAGGTAAAACGGTAGGTTCCAAAGAGTTTGACGAAGATATGAGAAAGGTTTGGCAGGAAAATAGTATTAACAAATTGCCGGAGAGATAACCGGGTAATGGGTAAACCCGCATTTAATAACAAATTAAAATAAAAAGACTATGAGTTTAATTGCAACAAGATTACAGAATTGGCGAGTAGAAAACCCGGAGTTAGACCGTAATATGACCCGTCCGTGCGAGTATGGCGCATTAGATTTTTTCATTGAACAGACCAACGCCGGAAATTCCATTTTGTCCCCGAAATTGCGTGAACGTGCGTTTGCCTCAATCGGAAATACGGTACAAGTTCCGGTTATCAATTACGATGGCGACGTTACGGTTAGCAACGTTCGTACGTGTGTTATCCCGGACGATGAAAACACGTCCGCACTTTATACCGTGGTTTGGGCGACATATTCCGTCGGCTTTACAATGGTGCCAACGTTGTATATGAACAACGAAATTTCGTATGAGCACGATTTCAACCGCAAAATGGAAAAGGTTTGCAGAGCGTTTGCAAATTCGTTAGACCAAGCAGCCGTTTCAGCGTTGGAGGCAGGAAAAACCCAAGTATTGAAAGACAAGTTGAATTACAATTTCACTGCAAACGTTATTGAGGTTCCAACGCAGATGGCAACCGAAATTATGGGCGATATTAACCCGATTATGCGTGCAAATTGTTATCCGGGTTTGGTTCACGTCGTAGGTAACGCCGGAATTGACAGCCTTATTAAAAAATTGGCACAGCACGGTATTTATAACGACGTAAACAAGCGTATGGAATACGAAAATAAAGTGTTCCATTATACAAACAACGTCGTAAATGAAGCTAGCAAAAACGGCACATTCTTTGCCGTAGAGGATGGTAACGTTGGCGTTTTAACACGTGTTGACCGTGAGGCGTTGAACCGCACCCGTGCGAATTTCCACGAATGGGACGTTGTACGTTTGCCGTACATTGATTTGCCCGTTGGTTCGCACTATTACACAGCAGTTGGCGACCAGTCACAGACAGCAGGCGCAGCGAGTGCCGATATGACGTGCAACGTGAAAGAATATTTTGGATTTAGCGCAGACGTTGCGTTTGTAATTGCTTACAACAGCAACCCAACAACCGTTGCAAATCCGATTATCAAAGCGCAGATTGCAGCACGTGCGGGAAATGTACCTTTGGGTATGCCTGTATATGTAACCAACGCCGGGGAATTTCCCGCCGGAGGTGCAGGCGCATAAGCCGGAAAACGGAACAATTATTTAACCGAGGGGACGGGGTGGTTATCCCGCCCCCTTATTTATTGCAATCTTAATTCCTAATATGGGAAATAAATGGGCGTTTTTATGATAAGAATAAATGAAATATGCGAAGCGTTAAAAAATGTGTGCGGGTGGGAGCAATCATACGACCCGGCAAAGGCGATAGACGACAATTTAACGCAGACGGAAAGTGGGTTGTATTTTCAAGGTGCGCACCCGCTTTTGACGTTGGATAATATGGCGGCGATTATGCCGGATGATTGGGGGCTGCAATACCCGGAATGGAACATGATATTGCCGTACAAAGCCGGGCAGAAAGTGAGCCATAACGGTATTGTTTGGATTGCTAAAATTGACAACACCGGAGAGGAACCAACGGCAAGCGATTTTAATAATGATTACAGCCGGGAGGATTACGGAAACCCATATTGGAAACCGTATAATATGTTGACGGACTTTTTGGAGAGAATGACCCGAAACGGAATTGCGACCGCAATACAGACGTTTACACAGATTAAGCAGTTGGATAAAGAAACACGTAATTTGTTGGAGCGAAAAACGTTCTTTGATGGTGCCGGACGCATACGGGCGACGTTGCAAAACAATCATAAGTTGGTAGGATTTGAAATTGTCCCGGTTCGTGCAATGGGAGTGACGGCGAAAATTGAAAAGATAGGTTTGCAAATGACCGGGGGAACCGGGGTTGTTAGAATGTATTTGTTTCATTCGTCGCAGATAGACCCAATAAAGACTTTTGATTTGAATTTTACCGTTACAAATGGCGGTTTTCAGTGGTTCCCGTTAAATGATTGTTATTTGCCGTATATAAGCGACAAGAACAACGCCGGGGGGGCGTGGTTCCTTTGCTACAATCAAGACGAATTACCCGCCGGAATGGAAGCAATTAACGTATCAAAGGATTGGAGCCGGGAGCCGTGCGGAACGTGCAACATGGGTTCCGTTGAGGTTTGGCGAGAATTGACAAAGTATTTGCAAGTAACGCCGTTTATGTATAATGCGCCGGAAACGTTCGCAGAATACCCGGAGTTGTGGGATATTGCATACACGATGTACACACGAACCCAAAATTACGGGCTGAATTGCGAAATTACTATTGGATGCGATTTAACGGATTTCATTATTTCCCAAAGGCAGATTTTCCAAACGGTAATACAAAGACAAGTTGCTGCAATTGCATTGCGGACGTTGGCAATGAACCCCAACGTAAGGGTTAACCGCAATCAATCAAACGCAACCCGGATGGATATTTTGTATGAGTTGGACGGCAACACGTCCGGCGTTCGTCCCGGCGGTTTAGGTTACGACCTTAAAAAGTCTTATGAGGCGTTGCAAATAGATACGCAAGGGTTAGACCGTATCTGTTTAGCCTGCAATAACCGTGGGGTAAGATACAGAACCGTGTAATTATATAATTCAAAGGGAAAGTTGTATATAATTTCATGTAAAAGTTGTATTTATGAAACGGATAACCGATTTGCGAAAAAGGGTTGCGGATTTCAACGAGGCTTTGACGTCCGGGCGGATAATACAAAACATTATATGGGACAATGAGGCATATATAGTTGATTTGAACGCCGAGGAACAATTGTTTGAACAAGGTATTAACCGTTTGGGCGTCGAAATTTCGGATTATGCACCATACAGCCCCGTAACAATCGCAATTAAAGAGGCTAAGGGACAGCCGACAAACCGGGTAACGTTACGGGATGAGGGAGATTTTGAAAGTAGTTTTTATTTAGAGGTTGGCGACAAACAATTTGAAATTAAAGCGTCTGACTTTAAAACAGAGGATTTAATAAAAAAATACGGTCGTCAAATATTGGGTTTAACCGACGAAAATATTTCAATATTGATTTGGAAATATATTTTCCCGGATTTAATGGCAGAAACAAAAAAACAAATTTATGGCAAATAATGTAAAAGCCCCGGTTATTGACAACCCGGAATTGTTAGACCGGATAATTGGAAACATGCAAAACGGATTGGTTGATAATTTGCCGTGGTTGGACTTTGCATTTGGCAGGGCGGAAAGACTTGTTAAAATGAACGCAAACCAAAAACGATATTATACGCCAAACGTGTATTCCGGGAAAAACGAATATATGGAAGTTTGCCCCGATGCGGGTATTGGTAATTTCTGTTTCTTTTGGGTTGACGACCCGCAAAATATCAGTTGGGAACCCGGAGTTGATATTGGCATAAAAACGGCGTTTTCGATTATCTTTTGGTTTGATTACAGAAAGATATACAACGATGCAAGCACACGCAACAAAGAGGATTTGAAGCGGCAAATATTGGACGTTTTGAACGGCGGTTTTTTGGTGCGAAATGGAAGTTACAGAATAAACAAAGTGTACGAATTGGCGGAAAACATTTACAGGGGCTTTTCGTTGGATGAAATAGAAAACCAATTTTTAATGCACCCGTTCGGCGGATTCCGGTTTGAGGGCGAATTGAGTATTGGAGAAACATGTAAATTGTAGTATATGGAACATTTTATTTATAACATTATTGTTGTCGCATTAATAGCGGCTTTTGTGCTGACGTTATTACGCAAATGGGGCGTCATTGAATGGGTACAGATTCACGGGAACGATTTCTTTTCAAAGATGTTTAATTGCGATTTCTGTTTGTCGTGGTGGACGTGCGTTTTGATTTGTTTCTTTGCGTTGATATTTACCGGGAACCTCTCATTTTTGGGCGTTCCCTTTTGTAGTACAATGATAACACGTGTTTTATTATGAAGAATGTACAAATAAAAGGAATGAACGTTGAGTTGTATGATTCAATCGAGGATTTGCCAATTATGCGTTTCCACAAGTATAACAAAATGCTTTTGGTTGACGCCGGGGTTGGTTCCGATTTGTCGGATTTTGACCGACATATTGAAAAGGTAATACGTTATTTGAACAGCCCAACGCCAAACATGGCAACCGTTGAGTTGGAAAATATGCGCCAAAACATATATTTCATTCAATCCGAGGTTTCCCCCCGGCATTTGGCTTTTGCCGTGTTGGTTAAATCAATAAATGGTAAACCCCGAAATGATTTGTCAGATGATGGATTGCAACAAACAATGAGTCTTTTTAAAGACGTTGCAAATTCAGAGATAACCGCCCATTTGGAAGCGGTTAAAAAAAAAATAGACGATGAATTGCGTTTGTATTTTCCCCGGTTGTTCGATGATGCGACATTAAAAGAGTATTACGATAAATTGAAACAAAGAACGATTGTTGTATTACGCACAATAATAGACGGTCGGGCAACCGAGGCGGACGCAAAAGAGATTGACGACATTACGGCGGAGTTGATAACCTATTTCAACCCGCAGACGTTTACCGGGTCGGAAAGCGTGGAAATTAGGCATGACAGACAATTTGAAAATATGTGTTTGATATTGTCCCAAAATTTGCATGTTGACCCAAAGAAATTTACCGTTTTGGAATATTACAACGCATTTGAGTATATCAAGGAACAAGCCAAAAAAGCAAACAAGCAAAAAAAGGTAAAATAAGGCGATTTCCGGCGTTTTTATTTTTAGGCGATAAATTACACGTTTGAGAAAAGAAAATGCAACAGACGGGGAATTTCCCGTAAATAACTTAACAATCGGCGTATGGCAGATAATAACAACCCAATCAAATATTCGGATTTAATAAGCCCGGATAATTCGATTACAGATTTGATAAAACAATTGGATGAACTTTCGGACACCTATACAAATGCGCTGAAAAATATCAAAGCCGAGGCAATACAATTGGCGGAGATTCTGAAAAAGGTTTCCGGCGCAACGGAGGACGGGAGAAAGACAACCAAAAAAGCCGCAGACGATGCCGAACGTTTGGCACGTGCGCAACGTGATTTGGCGTTTGCAGAAAGTGAGAACGCCAAAAAGTTAGCCGAGTTAAAATTGGCACAGCAGGAAGCGAACCAAATTAATAAACTGATTGTGAAAATAAATCAATCCGCCGAGGGTAGTTATAACCGTTTATCGGCGCAATATTCATTGAATAAGATTTATTTAAACAACATGACTAAAGCCGAACGGGAAAACACCGAGGAGGGGCGAAAATTGGTTGCACAAACCAAAGAAATATACGAAGAAATGAAACGTTTGCAGGAAGCAACCGGGAAATTTCAATTGAACGTCGGAAATTATACGGAGGCGTCCGACGCAATTATTGCGTATGGCGACAAATTAAAAGAAACGTTAGGTTTAAATAGCGCATTTGGCGAAAGTCTTTTGGCGTTAGGACGTGGCGGGGCTGAAAGTAAAGCCGTTTTTACAGCTATTGGCGACGGGGCAAAAGCATTGGGAAAAACTTTGTTGGGATTACTTTCAAACCCGGTTTTTTTGGCGATTGCCGGAATTGCGGCGGCGGGTGCGGCGTTCAAATGGTGGTACGATTATAACGCCGGGTTAGTAGAGGCAACGAGATTGACGCAACAATTTACCGGGAAAAGTGGCGATGATTTGAAAGCGTTTAGAAATGAGGTGCAAGCCGTCGCCGATTCATTCAACGCAGATTTCCGGGAAACATTGATTGCAACAAACGCATTATCAAAACAATTTGGTATTTCTGCAAATGAGGCATTGCAATTGGTTAAGGATGGGTTTTTAGCCGGAGGCGATGCGAACGGGGAATTTTTAGACACGTTGAAAGAATACCCGGCATATTTCAAAGAGGCGGGAATATCAGCAGACCAATTTGTTGCAATTGTTACCCAAACAAACAAAATGGGTATCTTTTCAGACAAAGGCGTTGACGCAATTAAGGAGGCAAATTTGCGTTTGCGTGAAATGACGACGGCGACGGCGGCGGCTTTGGACGGTATCGGTATTTCGTCGGAACAAGTTCAAAAAGATTTGCAGACCGGAACCAAAACAACGTTCGATGTTATACAAGACGTTTCCGCAAAATTGGCAGAATTGCCGGATAATGCGGCAACGGTCGGGGCTGCAATTGCAGATATATTCGGGGGGCCCGGAGAGGACGCCGGATTGCAGTATTTGCGCACGTTGAAAGATATTTCAACAAACATGGATGAAGTAAAAGGGAAAGCCGGAGTTTTGGCGCAATTGCAGGAGGAACAATTGCAAAGCCAAATTGAGTTGCAAAACGCATTATCCGGGTTGTTTGACGCAACCGGAGGGAATTTTGAAACGTTGACAACGCAGGCAAAAGTTTTTGTTAACCAAGGATTGACGGCGATAATAAAAGGGGTTATTGATGTTGTCAATTACTTGATTGAGTTATACAATGAAAGTGTTTTGATACGTGCAATTTGGAATGGGATTGTTGCCGGATTCAAAACAACATTTGATACGTTGGGAAATTTGTTTGGATTCTTTATTGATATAGTCAAAGCAACCGGAACCGCATTAAAGGGGGCGTTTACGTTAGATTTTGACGAAGTAAAAAAAGGATTGGCAGATTATGCAGCAGCGTACGGAAATTTGGTTAAAGCCCAAGTTAAAGACATAACAGAAAATTTCCAAGAGGGTTTGGATGGTATGCAAAAGAAAATAAAACCGTTAACAATCCCGGTTTCTGTTGGAGATACCCCGACGCCACAAACAGACAATAAGCCCGTAACGACACAGAACCCAACCGTAACGCCAAGGGGTAAAAGCGATGCGGAAAAGGCAGCAGAACAGCAAGCAAAACAAATTGAGGCGGCATACAAAAAGAATTTGGAAGCAACCCGAAAATTGCAGGATGCACAATTGCAGTTGGAAACCGACGAATGGGCAAAGCGTCGCCAACAAACGCAATATCAGTATTCCCGCCAAATTGAGGATTTGCAACACCAATTGCAGACCGAAAAGGATTTGAACGAAACCGGACGCCAAGCGATAAACGCCACAATTACGGCGTTGGAACAGCAACAAACCGAGGCATTATTGAAAATCGAACAAGACCGACAATTGCAGGAATTGGCGTTGCAGAAAGAAAGCATTGAATTACGTTTGCAAGCAGTCAAAAAGGGAAGCGAGCAGGAAAGACAATTGCGGATGCAGTTGTTGGAAAACGAAAGACAAACCGCATTATTACAGAACCAACAGAAACCGACCGGGCAACAGCAAGACGCCGGGGCGATTAATGCAAGTTTTGACGCAAAGGGAGCCGGAATTGCGGACGAATATTTGCAAGCGCAATTACAGATATTCGACCAACAACAAGCGTTGGCACAATCGGAATTTGATTTGTTAAAAAATTCAGAAGCCCGGAAAACTCAATTCCGTTTGCAAGCAGAAAAGGAACGTTTGCAAAAGGTTTTAGAATTAAATCAGCAAGCCGCCAATAAATTGTCTGATGTTGAGGTACAAACAATTCAAAACACTATTAAAAAAATAGACCAAGAAATTGAGCAATCCAAAGGGGAGGAACGAGGAACAGACATTTACGGTTTGTTTGGGCTTAATTTGGACGACGACCAAAAAGAGGCAATTAATACGTCTATGCAATACGCATTGGATGCGTTAAATACATTCACGGCGGCACGTGTTGCCGCAGCAGATGCAGCCGTTGAGCAAGCGGATAAAGAGGTTTCCGCCGCACAATCGGCGTTGGATGCAGAATTGGAAGCAAGGGCAAACGGGTACGCCAATAATGTTGTACAAGCGCAAAAGGAGTTGGATTTGGCAAAGAAAAACCAAGAAAAAGCGTTGAAAGAACAACAGAAAGCGCAAAAACAGCAGGCAGCAATACAAACATTGCAGCAAATCGGAAACATGGTAACAGCAACGGCGTTGATATGGTCGCAATTAGGTTTCCCGCTTGCAATACCTGCAATTGCCGTAATGTGGGCGAGTTTTGCAGCGTCTAAAATCAAGGCGGCGCAATTGGCAAAACAGACCGGAGGAACCGGAGGAACAGAAACATACGGCGACGGTACCGTTGAACTTTTGGAGGGCGGTTCGCACCAAAGCGGCAATGATATTGATTTAGGAACGAAACCGGACGGAACCCGCCGACGTGCCGAGGGAGGCGAATTTTTCGCCGTGATAAATAAACGAAGTTCACGCCGTTTCAGAAAGATAATACCGGACGTTATCAATTCGTTAAACAATGGTACATTTGCACATAAGTATTTAAAATCCTATTCAGACGGCGACGGTTTGACGTTGAATGTTACCGGACAAAGCCCGGATTTACGCAGTTTGTCGGATGATGTAAGGGAAATTAAGGAACAGAACCGACGACGGGTTTACGTGGATGGCGACGGAAATACGATTGAAAGTTACAAGAATTTGAAACGTAAAATTAAAAGACTATGACACCAAAATATAGATTCTTTTTGCAGATAGGGGAGGACGGAACCAAACAAACCGTCAGCCCCAATTATAAGGATGATTTAACGTTGGATTATGAGTTGGAAACAAATCAAAGGTTTTACCGGGCTAAATTGTCCGGTAAAATAAACTTTGTCCGTGCTGATTACGATATTATCAATGACGCCCCGTTTGATTCTGAATTTTTCCTATATATCGAAAAAAGCGATGATTGGGGACAAACATACAATCAATACTATAAAGCAAAGTTTATGAAAACGGATTGTACGTTTAATGATGATGATAAATTGGTTACGGTACAGCCGGAAACAACAGACCAATACGACGACGTTTTGGCAGGATTGGAAAAGGAATACAATTTAATTGAGTTGGCCCCACAAATCGAATTTCTTACAATAAGAAAACGCCCATTGATACAAATATACGTTCCCGGAGATAGTATTGTTTCGTGCTTTTTGGGCGGCACGAATTGGGAACAAGACGCAAACGCCACGACCGACCAAAACGCATTAGTACAAACCTATCATTTTGCTTTGTGCAATATATTGAAAGAAATACAAATTACGTCCAACGGTTCCCCGGCGGTAATATCCGGGCTTTATACCGGACGAATGGCGACGGGTGCAAGTGCGGACGTATTCGAGGGGAAATTATACCCGGAATTGAATGTTAATTATTATATCTATATTTCACAACAACGAATAAACGGGGGATTGCCGTTCGGTATTGCTGTAGTTGAAATACGGAAACAATCCGACGATACGGTAATGTTTCGTTATCAAAAGATAACGCAGGAACCGTTTGATACGTTGGAATTTGATTTAACCGCCGTTGAGGGTTCCGGGGCAACCGGAACAATGCACGCCGATATGAAAAGTTATAATATATATGCCCGGTATTTGTGCGACGTGGAGAAAATCGACGACCTTAATACATATCCATTGGCCGCCGATGATATAGTTGATAATAACCGTAATTATAGGCGTGCGATTGGTTACGCAATCGACGTGGCGTTTATTTCAAACAACTTTTCAGACACCCCGACCGAGTGGGGATTAGCGGACAACGGAAAGTATTTTGCGCCGCCCCCGCCCTATTCCATTTTCGGACAAACGTTTTATCCAATCGCCCGGTCAACGTGGCGTTATGCGTCGTTATGGTTTGGGTTTTATCTGATGGATTGGATATTAGAGGAAAAAGCCCGAAAGGCATATACTTTGCGTGATGCGTTTACATTGTCGTCATGTATCAATGTGCTATTAAAAGAATTTGCGCCCGGAATAACGCATGAAGCGACGCCGGAATACAGCCAATTTCTTTATAACACAAACAATCCTATTTCCGGGCAGTCATTTAAGTTGCTAATAAGTCAGAAAAGTAATATTATCAATGGAGAATATCAGACCCCGGCACAGAAAGCCCCGGTTACATTGCAACAAATTATGACGATGTTACGGGATATTTACAAATGTTATTGGTATATTGAGGACGGAAAGTTTAAGATTGAACAAATAAATTGGTTTAGAAATGGCGGTTCGTATGGATATAACCCAATTATTGATTATGATTTAACGCAGTTAGAAAACGTTAGAAATGGCAAGAAATTAGCTTTTGCAACGTCGGAATATTCATTTGATAAAGTAGATATGCCGGAACATTATCAATTTGAATGGATGGACGATGTAACAACGCCATTTGAGGGGTTGCCAATAGAAATTACGTCAAAATACGTAACAGCCGGAAAGATAGAGGAAATAAATATTTCCAATTTTACGTCTGATATTGATTTGATGTTGTTAAATCCCGGTGCAATTAGTTCGGATGGATTTGCATTGTTTGCGGCGGTTACGCCGTACGGAGGCGGACAATTAGAGTTACCATTTACTAGGCAAACGGTTAATAACGTAGAATACTTTTTGCAAAATGGTTATTTAGCATTAATAAATATTCAACCGAAATATTGGGTTTATGATATGCCCGCAAAAAACTTTCTAATTAATAACGAACCTAATTTTGCAAATGGAATTGAAAGAAAGAAAAAACAAACGCTAAATTTCCCGGCAGGAATAACAGATCCAAATCCTATGCAGCTAATTAAAACATACATTGGTAACGGTCAAGTTGATAAACTTTCAGTAAATTTGTGTAGTAGAAATATAAAAGCGACGTTGAAATATGATACAGAATAACAATATAAGCGTTTTACCGTGGTACACGTCAATAAACGAACAGAACCACCGTAAAAGTTACGCATACGGCGCAATTTATCCGTTGTTTGCCCCGGCTGATAGATTGTTGCCGTTTCAGATAATCAGAAACACACGGGCAAATAATGTATCGTCGGTTATATTGTACGATAAAACCGGAAAACAAGTTGCAAACATAACAACGTATATGAAAGAAACCGGATTGCAGGTTGTCCGGTTTCAAACGTTGGGTTATGATGTTATATTGTACCCGTCAATATTACCCATGCCATTAAATCAGTTGGACGGAATATATTATATGACGTTATCGGATGGTTTGCAAACGTGGTATTCTGAAATGTTCACGGTCGTACAAGACGTTTCCGGTTACTTAAAAATACAATGGTGGGATATTGAAAATTTGGTATTTGACGCCGGGCAAATAGTATATAAAAACCCGGATTTCAAAAATACGTTGTACCTTTGTACAGAGTTGGGAAAACCGGATTATGAATTTGAAGAGGATGGCGAAGAACGGGACGGGTATTTTTTCCCGGAAAAACAAATATCAGTCAAAACGTTTAAATGTACGATATTGGCACCGGAGTTTCTTTGCGACGTTATGCGTTTTATCCGTATGGCTGATTACATTCATATAACGGATAAATACGGCAGGGAATACGATTGCGACACGTTTCTAATTACCCCCAAATGGCAAACGCAAGGGGATTTGGCGAGCGTGGAAATTGAGTTTAAAACAAATACCGTCGTTAAGAAAATAGGACGTGGATATATTATCAATAATAATGGAGATTTCAACGGCGATTTCAATAATGATTTTGACAACAATTAAATTAATTAGATTATGGGAAATTACGAACAACTAAAACAAGCGGTTGCCGACGTTATTAAGACAAACGGAAACCAAGAAATTATCGGGGCAATAATGCAAAATACGTTATTGTCTATAATTTCAACGGTAGGAAGCAATGCAACATTTGCGGGAATTGCGACTCCAACAACAAATCCGGGAACACCCGACCAAAACATTTTTTATTTAGCAGCACAACCGGGTGTTTATTCTAATTTCGGTGGTGTGGAATTAACGAACCAAGTTATTTTATTTGCTAATAAAAACGGTAATTGGGTAAAACAGAATACCGGAATTGCAATATTTGCAAAAGTTATAGAAGTAGAAGCAAAAAATAATAACCTTACATTGTTAGATGGGTATAATAATAACGATATTCAAGTTATAGAAAATTTTCAATATTTAAGGATAAAAAAGAATATAGACATAAGCGATTTAAGAGTTGCAACCGTATATAACGATGCAAGTATTCCAAAAAGGATAATAATTAAATATTCAGATGGTCGAGGGTGGAAAACTATGGATATGACATCAAATTATTATTCTGATGGCGATATAGAATTATATTATAATTGGGATAAGCATACAAATAATATTAATTATACGATAGGACTTATTGGTATTTTAGAATCTTCAAAAAATGTAAGTATCAATAATTCATTGTTTGAATTATCAACAAAACCATACTTTTCTTATAATGAAGAACATTTTAATGAAACTATAAAAGCGTCAGAATTGTTAAGAGAAATATATGTTGATAAAACATTGAATAAGGATTTGTTTTTTTACGGCGTTAGAATAATGCCTTCTGACGAAACAAAATTGCAAATTGCTTTTATACTTGAAAGTGAATCTTTATATTGGTGCGTATGGCAAGTTAGTATAAATGAAATAGGTAAATGTATATATCTAAATTCAAAAATTGGCGGAACTAAAATATATGTTGTTGTTGATTTATCAAAAGATTTTTTTTGGAATCCTAACCGTGCAAAACTAAATGATAATATATATAAAATCAATTATTCTCCGTATATATTTAGTAACATAATTACAAAGAATACAACATCTTTTGTTTATTCAGAAAATAATACAGAAAATGAACTCAAAATATTATCTTGCTTTAAACAGATAAAGATTTTAGGTTCATATCAAGACTTATGTATAAACACTATATATAATACAAAAGATATGCCTAAGAAAATGATTATAAGAACATTTGATAATTCAATAAAACAAATAATAGATTTTTCAGATAATCATTATGAGGCAGATACAAAATTAGGGTATGTAATAATAGATTTTGACTGGGATTATTTTATAGCTAATTGTACCAATATTAATGATATTGGAAATAAGTATATAATAATAAAATCAGATGCTTTTGTTGATAAATTATATGATAATATTAAAGAAAATGAAAAAAGCATAAATGAATTAAAGAATCTTATAAATGCTATTTCTGAAGAGATAGAAGATAAAAATCTTGTCATTATGGGAGATAGTATAATGATGCTTATGCGAACCAATTCTGTTCCGTCGAATACAGTAACATATCAAGACACTGAGGGAATAGCTTATGACTACAGCTTATTAACAAATAAGAATGGGCATTTGTATGTAACATCAACTTTACAAAATGGCAACGTGATTGAAACATCTAAGATGGTTGATATAGTTAATTCTTCACAGGCTGCTTTTGATGCTCAAAATTGGGAAGCACTAAAACAGAAATTGGGAGTGAAAAATCTGTATAATTTTGGACTTGGAGGTGCTATGTTTAAAGAAAGACAAATTATTACATCATATCCATATCCGGACGGTAACGGTTGGACAACTGATTTGCCAAATGAAGTAAGATGGCTTATAAGAAGATATGATGAGGGACATATACAATACCCCGATTGTATTGTAATATGGATGGGAACAAATGGCGCAGGTGAACCGACATCTGATAATTATGAAGAAATAATGTTGTTGACTTATGATGAATTGAATAGTAATGAGCATTACACGGAAAGGAAAACATTATATGGAGGGCTAAGATGGTCATTGGAAACATTGTATAGGAAATTTAAATTTTCAACAATTATACTCGTAACACCTGTGCAGACAAATTTGGATAATTATAGAACATACGATAAACTTACTACAACAGCAAATGCAATAAAAAAAATGGCAGGTAGATATTCTTGTATGGTTTTTGACGCATTGAATGAAATTGGTGTAGTAGATTTCTTTGAAAAATCGGATGGTAGCGGATATTTCCTATATGATGGAGTACACCCAAATTCAAAAGGAAAAATTTTGTGGAAAAATTATTTAGGACAAAAATTAAAGTCATTATTCTTTTGTAAAAGAGATAATTAAATATAAAATTAAAGTTATGGAAAGAATTTTTAATTGGGAGCAATGGCGTATTATTGCAATTTCCACGGTTAGCCCGTTATTTGGGTATTTAACCCCGACAAAGGGTTTTGTTTATGCGTTAGTAGTAATGTTTGCGTTCAATATTTGGGCGGGAATGAGGGCGGACGGCGTGGCGATTGTGCGATGCAAAAACTTTTCGTTCCGTAAGTTCAAAAACGCATTGTGCGAATTTCTGTTGTATCTGTTTATCGTGGAGGCGATTTTTGTAATAATGAAAAATTGCGGCGATGAAAATACGGCGGTTATCGTGGTAAAATCACTAACATACGTGTTTATGTATGTGTATTTGCAAAATGCGTTCCGCAATCTGATTATTGCGTACCCCCGGAATTTGGCGTTACGTATTATTTACCATGTTATCCGTTTGGAGTTTACAAGGGCTTTGCCGTCGCATTTGCAACCGATAATTGACAGATTGGAAAAAGAATTTGTGGACGACCCCGAAGAAAAGGAAAAAAGAAAGGAGAAAAAGAAAATGAGTAAATAAATAATTATATTTGCAACGGGGATAGGCGGAGTAATTAACCGACCGAAAGGGCAAGCCAACAGCCCGTCCCCGTTTCTTATTTGTTGGCAGTTCTTAAAAGTTGGCAATTATGGAAAATGAGATTTGGAAAGATGTTCCCGGATATGCAGGGATATATCAAGTTAGTAATTATGGGCGTGTAAAGTCTTTGCCTAAAAGTTATATTATTTGTAACAAGTATGTTGTTACAGCAAAAGAAAAAGTGTTGAAACAACGTAAAGTAAAAGGTTATAAAATTATAGAATTAAATCATAAAGGAATTGCAAGGCGTTTCCCGGTTCATGTATTAGTTGCAAAAATGTTTATACCAAATCCAAACAATTATCCCGAAATAGACCATATAGACACGGATAGGGCAAATAATAAATTTTCAAATTTGCGTTGGTGTACACATTCTATGAACATGAATAACCCAATTACAAAGGAAAAAATACGTAATATACCAAGAATAAAAGGGAAAGAAAATCCATTGTTTGAGGGGAAAAGCCCGGACGCAAAAGCAGTAATTCAATATGACATGAAAAATAACATTGTGGCTAAATATAACAGCGTACACCAAGCAGCAAGAAAAAACGATTTTAGTTATAGTTGTATTGCAAGGGTATGCAGAGGCGAAAGAAAAACATATAAAAAATTTAAATGGAGTTATGAAACAGAAAGTAATTATTCTTGATGGAGGTCACGGCGTGGATTGTGCCGGAAAACGTTCCCCCATTTGGGGCGACGGTTCCCAATTGTTTGAATGGGAGTTTAACCGTGATATTGTACGCCGTATTGCGGCGATGTTGAAAGCGGAGGGAATAAAGTTTGAAATTTTGGTACCGGAGGACAACGACGTATCATTACCGGAACGTTGCCGACGTGCAAACGTTATCCATGCAGATTGCGGCAACAACGCCGTTTTGTTTAGCGTTCACGGGAACGCCGGAGGCGGCACCGGGTGGGAATGTTATACAAGCGTAGGACAAACGAAAGCGGATGCAATCGCAACCGTTCTTTGCGAAGAAGCGGAAAAGGAGTTTGCCCCGGACGGTTGGAAAATGCGTTTCGATTATATAGACGGCGACCCGGACAAAGAAAGCCAATTTTATATACTGAAACATACGGTTTGCCCGGCGGTATTATCTGAAAATTTCTTTTTTGATAATGAAAAGGATTGCCGTTTTATGATGAGCGACGACGGAAAAGAAAGGATTGCAAAGGTACATTTTGAAGCAATAAAGAAAATTGTATGAAAAAGTATTTGATTTGGGCGGCAATTGCGATGGTAGTTGCCGCCGTTGCAACAATATGGGTGCAACGAACGAAAATTGAAAAATTGACGGACGAACGGAACAGATACCGGGGAAATACAGAAACATTGTTGCAGGACGTCGAAACGTACAAAACAAAGGATAGTTTGAACGCCGCCAAAGTTGGGGTTTTGGAGCTGAAATTGTCAGAGTTTGAAAAATACCGGGCGAGCGATGCGGAGTTGATAAAGACGTTGCAGACAAAGAACCGGGAGTTGGAAGCCGTTACAACGGCACAAATGGAAACAATCAACGAATTGCGGGCAACCGTCCGGGATAGTGTTGTATATTTGCCCGGCGATACGGTTACGACCGTTTTACGATGCGTCGATATTGTCGAACCGTATTTTGAGTTGCATGGATGCGCCACGCCAGACGGACAATTTACCGGGACGCATATAAACCGGGATAGTCTGTTGATTGTCGAAACGGTGCAATACAAACGTTGGTTGGGTTTTTTATGGAAAACCAAAAAGATAAAGAACCGGGAAATTGATGTTGTAAGCAAGAACCCGGCAACAAAAATATTGGGCGTTGAGTTCGTAACCATAGAAAAGTAATTTTTATTGTTCATAATACCGGGAAACGGGGATTGTAACCAAGCGTTGCAACCCTGTTTTTGTTTTTGCCCGTTTTTAGCCCCGTATTTCGATTATTTTATTTGAATGGATAAAGTACACACCCCGGCAAATAAAGTGGCTTAAAATGAAAATTCGCCAAAAATAACTTTACGGGGAGCCAAAAGAACCGTTTTTTATCCGAAAATCGAAAATAAAAGAAAATTCTTTTGGTTGTTAAAATAAAATGCCATATCTTTGTGCCATGTTAATAAAACGACCGGGCGTTTTCCCGGCAACAAAAAGAGAGATACAATGAAGCCCGAAGATATTTACAACGGTTTGGAATATACAACAAAAGAAATTAACCGTACTTTCAAAATCAAAGTAAACGGCTTGTTCAACGGCAAAAAGATTAACACGTTGGTTGGCGTTTACGGTTTGATTAAGTTAGTAGGCGTTGAAATGGCGAACAAATTATTGCGCCGTGCTTTCCGTTGTGTCAAAGACGCCGAACATTGTAAGTTGCGCCGAGGTTTGAAAATATCCTTTTATTATTACTAATCCGACCGGGAGGGTTCCCGGAAAATAAATTGTACTAATATGGCAACAATTAATCAAATCAAAAAACAGATTGAAACAGCAAACAAACGTTTGGAGAAAAACAATGAACGTGTAACAATGTATGCAAATCGTATAGAAAAAGGGTTGGCAAAGGTTGCACAATATACCGGGAAACAAGTAACCGTTGATAATTACGAAAGCGCATTGAATTTGAAAGGTGGAAATACAAAAGATTGGGATTTGTATTTTTCTTTGAGTTCTGCAATAGAAAGCAAAGCAGAAAACGAACATAACGTTTTAAGAGAACAACGTAATATAAAGCATTTAACCGAAACATTGCAAAGTATAGAGAATGAACAAAGAAAGAAAGACGAAATAAACAAACCTTTGGAAAATGCTTTGCGTGTTGCAATGAATGATTTCCAGGTTGTTTGGTTTGACAGAATGAATGATTGGTACGGCAAACATTATGACGCAATGCGAAAGGCTTTGGAGCCTGCAAAAGTTCGCCGAGAACGTGCAAAAATTTGCAGAAACCATTTTGAAACAAAGCACCGTTGGAATGAATATAAAAGAGTTCGTAAATATTTGGATACTGTTATAAAATCAGCAAATGAAACAATATATGATGATGCGAACAGATACGAAAAACCGGAATATATGGAAATTGTCAAAAATGAATTGGCGAGTTCATGGGAAAAAGGAATTGAAAAATTTGCAAGCAAATGCCGTATATTTGGAGTTGACGAAAAGAATATTACCGTTAGTTGCCCAACGTTAACAGAAAAGGGATTTGAGGTAATGTTGCAAGACGGTAGGGGACGAATAATTGACGCAAGAATAATTTGGGCGGCTGAATATTCCGAGTATGTTTGCCCGCATACACGATATATTGTAACAGAAAGAAAAATCAGATAAACAGACCGGGCAAACGCCCGGTTTTATTTTTGCTTAAAATTAGCCCCGCCACGGCATTTTTATTTCAAAATGGATAAATTACACGTCCGGCGTTTAAAAGTCGCTTAAATCGAAAATTCCGGGAAAATAACTTTGAAAACAGCCAAAGAAAATATTTTTGCTTTGATTTGATAAAATAAAAGGAAATATTTTTGGTAATTAAAAATAAATACCTACCTTTGCAGTGTTGGAAACCGGATATTACGGCGAAATTTACAAATGGTTGTATTATCAGGTAAGAAATAAAAAGACCCCCGGCGTCATAAATCAATATGCACCGGGGTAATTTTACGCAGTAACCGAGAGCGATATTTGGTTGATGCGGTACCACAAAAATATATTGTTTGCCGTAAATTGCAAAACAACCCGCAAAAATAAATTTGAAATAAAAGTATTTATCTTTGGTAATCAAAGAAATATTTGTACCTTTGCATTGAAGTTAAGCCCACGCACGGGGATAGTGCGAAATAATATGAATATCAGAAAAGACAAAGAATTGAACATTTTGGCGAAAGCAACCGGAAAGAAAGCAACAGAAGTTGAAACAATCATTGTAAACCAATTAATCCAAAAGGAAATGATACAAGACGACCCGGAATTTTGGGGATGCACTTTGTTTGATAGTATCGAACGTGACGTTCCGGTTTCTGATGTTGTCGGCATTATCAAAGCAACCGGAATTTCGGTTGTACGTTCCGAACATTTGGACGCATTTCTGAATTTGGTATTGGTCGGAAAAGGAGATTGCCCGGTATGTGGCGGCGAAATGGAAGTTACCGACGCCGATTATAAATGTTGCGGCGGCGATGGGTATTTAACCCCGTATGAATACGAACCGATATTTGAGGAAAAAACCTGCAAACATTGCGGGCATGTAGAGTAATAACCATAAAAATAAACAATATGAAATTAAGAGTAAATGAAGCAATCGCCCGTTCCGAGGCGAACGGAAAAAAGGTATTGAAAAAGGATATTGCAGCCCGTTTATTTGAGGGCGCAAGCGAAAGCGCACAGCAGGTAAATATGACAAATCTTTGCAACGGTACAACGAAAAGAATATTGCCGGAATGGGTCGTTATTCTTTGCGAAATGTTGGATTGTACGGCGGATTACCTGTTTGGCATGGAGGGCGGAAACAATGAAAAGTAAGTTTATCGAATGGTTGGAAGCCGCCGCCGAAACCATGTTTTCCGGGTTGTTTCAAGCGAAAGCCCTAATTGTTACGTTTGGCGCATTGGGGTTATGTTGTTTGATTGGCGCATTTTGGAACCCGTGGCAATTGTTATTTGCGGCAATGTGCGCCGCAATGGTATTATGTGGAATTTCAGAATATAAAAAGTACAAGTAATGAGAGCAAAGAGCGATAAACCGGGCGACCCGGTAAAAGAGGTTGCGGGAACCGTCGGCAATGTTGCCCCGGATATGTTCCCGGAGATTAACGAGGAACAACAAACAATTATTCCCCCGTTCGTTGATGTTCAACCGGAACAACCAACCGGAGTGTTTGAGATAATACCGGGCATGACGGTTGAGGAAATGACGGCAATGTTTTTCGACGAAAAAACATTGATTGAACCCCCGTATAAGGTTTGGCAGTTAAACAGCAAGGGACACCGATATTATTACCGATATGACGACGCCGGGAACCCGGAGTTTTTCCCGTCGGTTACAACCATATTGTCCCAAACATTACCCAAAGCCCCGCACCTTATAAATTG